AAATGCCAGATGAGGAAGGAGGAATGACAAGACAATTTATTCCTGCTAAATTAGAGGATAATCCGACCATGACAGAAAACGATCCACTTTACAAGCATAAATTACTTGGTTTAGGTGGTGCATTAGCGAAAGCAATGCTTGATGGGGATTGGGATGCTATTGAGGGAGCTTATTTTGACACTTTCAATAAAGATATTCATATTGTAAAAGATTTTGAAATCCCTTACGATTGGTATAAAATCAGAGGTTTTGACTGGGGATATTCCGCCCCCTTTGGTGTGTTATGGGGTGCTATAAGTGATGGAAGTCTTGTCAATATAGGTGGTAAGCATATTTCTTTCCCTAGAGATTCATTAATAATTTATAGAGAATATTACGGATGGACAGGGAAACCTAACAAAGGCTTAAAAATGGAATTGCCAGAAATAGCAAAAAACACTATGCAAATGCAAGATAACCAAGTAATGAACAAACAAGTTGCTGATCCTGCAATATTTGATGAGAGTAAAAAGAATATGGGAATGACTCAAGCCGAAGAATTGGCAAAATATGGTTGTATTTATGAAAGGGCAGATAATAAAAGGGTTGCAGGCTGGCAACAGATAAGAAGCAGGCTGACAGGTAGAGATGGCAAACCTTTAATCTACATAACGGAGGGTTGTAAAAATTTAATTAGAACTTTACCAATAATGCAGTATGATAAAACGAAGCCAGAAGATTTAGACACAAGCTTGGAGGATCATTTATTGGATGTTTTAAGGTATATTTGTATGGCAAGACCAATAACGATAGATATTAAAGAAGCCGTACTAAATCCAGCTAAAGATTTTTGGGACAATTTCAATCCTCATCAGATAAGAAAAAACAAAAAAGTTATTAATTATGAATAGCTTGACTTTTTAACTAATTTTACATAACCTTGTTTATTATTATATAATAAATAGCTATGTCTAACGAAGATCAAAAGAAATCAAAGCAAAAAGCAGACCTTCATGAGGTATGGAAAAAAGAACTAGATTCTTGTTTAAGATATCATGAAAAATACTTTGCAGAAGCTAGAAAATATGAGGATATTTATAAAGACCAGCATAATTTAGATGGTTTGAATAGATATAATATATTTTTTGCTAATACTGAAACATTAGCACCACTAGTCTATTCGAAATTACCATCTCCTAATATCACAAGAAGATATAAAGATGATGACGAAGCATCAAAGATTGCATCAGAAATATTAGAAAGAACAATTTCGTATTTTTTAGAAATTACAAAAGCGGACACTACATTCAGCAAAGCAAGAAAAGACTTTTTAATTAATGGTCGTGGATTGGTTCGTGTTTATATGGAAGATGGCGAGATAATAGAAACAGAAGAAGGCGAAGAAGTACTTGACAACACTAATAAAAAAGTTTATCCAAAAAGAATTGAATATAAAGACTTCTTAACAGATCACACAGCTAAAAATTGGGATGATCTTAAATGGGTTGCTTTTAGATGTTATAAAACAAAAGATGAATTATTTGATCTATTTGGCAATGCGGCTAAAGATATTGAGATGGATTCTTCTGACGAGTTAAGCAATAACCCAGAAAGCTTAGAGTTATGGGAGATTTGGGATAAAGTAAATAAACAAGTAATTTGGTTTTCACAAGAAAAAGTTATTCAAGTTGATAAAGACCCCTATAACTTAACTAGTTTTTTCCCCATCGCTCGCCCCACTGGTACTGATAGCGACCCATCATCATTATTACCAATTCCTCTTTATAGAATGTATAAATCACAAGCGGAGGAATTAAATATTATTGACAATAGAATTAGATCATTAACAGAGCAGATAAAATATACAGGTGTTTATAATACAGTTAGCGAGGCAAAAGATATAGAAAACTTGCTAAATGGAGAAGATGGAGAATTTGCACCATTATCAGGAGTCAGCACCTCTAACATTAAAGATCAAATATTTGTAAAAGATATAGTACCTATTGCAAATACGATTACATTACTTAACAATCAAAAAGCCCAAATTATTAACAATATAAGAGAAATCACAGGTTTATCTGATATCGTAAGAGGTGTAAGCATAGCATCAGAAACAGCAACAGCTCAAAGGTTAAAAGGTGATTTTGCTATTAGTAGAATACAACCATTACAAAGAGCAAACGAGATTGCAATCCGTGATACTATTGAGATTATGGCAGAACTAATCGTTGAAAACTACACAATAGAAGAATTAGTTAAAATTACAAATTGCCAAATAGTAGATTTAGAGTCAATAGCACAAACTGCACAAGATAATCAAAATATGTTATTACAAGAGGCTATTAATAATTTACCTCAAAATATAACAGGCGAGCAAAAAGTACAGCAGATAGAAGCTTTAAAACAACAAGCAGAAATCGGCTTTAATAAAACTATCGATATTGCTCAAAATGAGTTAAAAGGTTTTGCAATGAGTCTTGACCAAGTCAAGGAGGTTGACGAAGTTTTAAAAGATGATGCACTAAGATCATTCTCTATTGATATTGAGACAGACTCTACTATATCAGTTGACCAGCAACAAGACAAGAATGACAGAATACAATTTATAGCAACATTAACCAATTTTGCTGGACAATTCACGCCTTTAGTGCAAGCTGGAGTTATACAGCCAGAGGCTTTCAATGAGTTTTTAGGATTTATTGCCAGACCTTTTAAAGTGGGTAGGAATTTGGAGGAATTTCTACTAGCAAAACCAAGTGAAGAAGAGGAACAACAACCATCACAAGAAGAATTACTGGCACAAGCTCAAAATGAAAGACAAGAAAGAGAATTCCAATTTAAGGTAGAGAGTGAGAAAGCTAAAATTAACTTAGAACAACAAAAGATTGATATTGAAAAGGCTAGAGTACTACAAAGCCAAAGACAATTTGAAGATAAAATTGATTTTGAAGATGCGAACAAAGCAGCAGATCGCCAAGCAAAAGTTTTAGAAAAAGTAGCACCATCTCCAGAAGAGATAATTGAATCAAGAACACAAAGACTTAACGAACAAATAAGAAATGACTAGAAAGGTTTTAAAAATCATAGACGGAAAAAAAGAGTGGGTATTTGATGGTTATGGAAGAAGTGGAGCATCAAAACAAAGAAAAATGCCTGCTTGTGGAGAAGATTTGACCATTGATGGCTATATTTCTAAGCACGGAGGAATTGAAAGCCAGGTTGATGGAAGAGTTTACACAACAAAAAGCGGCTATTTAGATCATTTAAAAGCTAACAACTGCCATATAAAAGATTACTAATTTTACATAACCTTGACAATTAATTTTACATAACCTATAATACAGCAAGATTTTATCTAAATATATTTTTATGACAGATACAATAGAGAAAAACAGCGAATCAATAGCTGAAATTCTAGGAGAGCAAGAAGAGAATCAAGAAATTGAGAATCAAGAGCCTGTCCAAGAAGATAATATTGATGAAAATGAGGAAGCGGTTGATGCAGAAAATGCACCAAGTGAAGAATCGGAAGATCCAGAAGAGGAGTTAAAATTTCTTAAACTGACTAGTGGTTGGACAAAAGAAGAAAAAGAACTTGTCAAAAAGATCAAAGACCCAGAATTAAGAGAAGAAGCAATCGAAGCTACAAAAAAAAGAAGAGTAGATTTTGATCGTAGAAGTCTTGAACTGGGGAATACTAGGAAAGAGTTGGCAGAAATGCGAGCTAAACTGGAAGAATTAACTTCCTTGCAGAATAAACCTGTTGCAAATAATGAAGATGAATATCTTACAGAGCAAGAGCTTGAGCAAAAGAAAAAACTTGAAGATGTTGAAAAACAACTAAAAGAGTTAAGAGATAGAGAAGCTAATAATCAGGCTCAGACTGTTCAGCAAGAATTAACAGTTTTTGCACAATCTGAAAATGAAGATGGCTCTTTAAAATATCCTTACTTTGAAAGAGTTAGACAGAATATGGCTCTATTGTTTCAAGCAGATCAAAATGGCACACTGACCTTAGACAAGGCATATAATAAAGCGGTGTTACTTGATGATGAATTGGCAGCAGAGCAACAACAAGAATTACTTTTAAAAGAGAAGCTTAAACAAAAAGAGGCTCTAGCTAAAGTAAAGAATAATAAAAAATATTCTCCTAATTCAACCAATAGTAAAAGGAATTTATCTGCTAAAGAAAAAAATGCTGAGGCGATTGCTAAACTCTTTGAATAGTTTTAAACATCTATTTTAATAATAATTTTAATAGATTTAAACAATGGCAAATCCTAATATTTCGCAGTTATTTACAACAACATTCAATAACTACAAAAAAGATGTTACTGACAACATCTTAAACTTTCACCCTTTATTAATTAAATTAAACGATGCAGGAAATGTAGTTCGTGAATCTGGTGGTGTAAACTTCAGAGAAAATTTAACTTATGCTTCTAATGGTACAGTTCAATTCCAAGGTGAATATGACACTTTTGACACTACTCCACAAGATGTAATTACTGCTGCTGATTTTGAGCAAAAAATTATTTCTGGTACTATCACTATGACTGGTAAAGAAATGAAACAAAACGCAGGAAAAGAAAGAATCGTAAATTTAATGGAAGAAAAAGTTAAAAACTTAGAAAACTCATTAAAAAACACTATTGGTACTGCAATTTATTCTGATGGTACTGGCACAGGTGGTCAAGAAATCGGCGGTTTACAATTATTAGTTGCTGACGATCCTACAACTGGTACAGTAGGCGGAATTGACAGATCAACTACTGACGGTGCTTTCTTCAGAAATAAACTTTATGATTTCTCTGTTGAGTCTTTAACTAAATCAGCTACAACTATTCAACCTGGTATGAATTCACTTTATAGAAGATGCCAAGCACAAGCTGGTGAGAAGCCTGATTTAATCACTGCTGATGATGTGAATTTCGGCTTCTTTGAAGATTCTTTACAAACTATCCAAAGAATTTCTGACAGTAGATTAGGTAAATTAGGTTTCGATGTATTAAAGTACAAAGGAGCGGAGGTTTATTATGATCCAGAATGCCCAGCTAATCATATGTATTTCTTAAATACTAAGCATATCAGATTAAAGCATTTAGGTGACTTCTTAGAAAAAGGTGAAGTAACTAGACCAGTTAACCAAGATGTTTATGTATTACCAATTACAGGCTTAATGAACCTTACTATTGATAATGCAAGAGTTCACGGTGCAATGATCGACTAATTAACAGGGAGGGTAAAACCTCCCACAATTTATTATAAATATGTCAAATTTTAAAAGTACAGAAATCACGATCTACAATCAAAAGATTGATGAAAATTCTTCAACTAAAAATGTGCCTCTAGGTACTATTATTAAAGCAATAGATAAAGATACTACTGATTATGGTATTGGTGAGTTTATTTATCTAAAAGGCGTTGCTTCAACTGTTGTAGGTTCAGCGGTTGTTTATAACTCTGATGACTTCTCAACAACTTTAGCATCCGCTAATGCTATTGGTCCAGTAGCTTTTGCAATGGCTGCAACTGTTGCTAATGAGTATGGTTGGTATCAAATCGGCGGTAAAGCTGTTGGCAAGGTTGCTGCATCTTTTGCTGATAATGCTGATTGTTACTTAACTTCAACTGCGGGTACAATTGACGATGCTGATGTTGCTGGTGACTATATTAGAAGATGTAAAGGTGCATCTGCTATCAATACCCCTTCAACTGGTTTAGCTGAATTAGAAATTGCTAGACCTGAGGTTGCTGATGGTAAAGATAACTAATTTTAACTGCTAGGGGGTAACTCCCCTAGTGCAATTTTATATAATATGACTAAACAAGATTTTAAGAAAGGCGAAATTGTAACTTTAGATAGAGCAAGACATATCAAAGAGAATGGTTTTAATGTAGCGTTTTTTGAAAAAGAAATAGAGACTAAAAGCAATGGCACAATAGTAAAAGAATATATTTCTATTTACGGGTCTAACGATAAATACACTAAATTAATCAGACCATCTGGCGAGCAAAAATTCGTCAACAAGATGGGAGATAGTTTTTTGGTGCATGATAACGAAAGATTCTCAAATGCTTATGAAGTTTTTAGAAATCTAAAACAGTCTTTAAATAAAAAATAATGACACTATTAAGCATCGCTCAAGAGATATTACAGCAAACAAAATCTGCAACAATACCAAGTACGATTATTGGTAACAATCAACCTGTTGCTATTCAAATTTTGGAGGTGCTTAAAAGATCAATCGTAAATCTTTCAAGATCTTACGATTGGCAAGAACTAACAAAAGAATATAGTTTTAATGCAGTTGCATCTCAGAATAATTATTCATTGCCTACCGATTTTGACAGGATAATTAATAATTCTTTCTGGAATACAACCGACAAAGAAGAAATGATTGGTTCTATATCTCCAGAAGATTGGAGGGAACTTGTAAATAGTACTGTTGGCTCTGGTGCGGTCAATGAGTATTACAGATTTAGAGGTGATGAAATATTAATATTTCCTACCCCAACCAGTACAGATGGTTATGTATTTGAGTATATAAGCAAAAATATTGTTAAAAGTAGCGGCGGAACTGGTCAATCTGGCTGGCTTGCTGATACCGATATTCCTGTAATAGATGAATTTATATTAAAATTAGATGCAACCTGGAATCTTCTCAAGGTACAAGGCAGACCTTATGCAGAAGATCAGAGACAAGCAAATTTAGCCTTAGCTGAAAGGGTGGGAATAAATGCTGGTAGGCATACCATAAGACATTCAGTTACAAGGCTTAGAAATGGTAAAATTGGTTATCCTGAAATTATAAATCAATCATAATGGTATTAGAGTTATTAAGACAATATCCAGGACTACAACAAGAAAGAGTAGGGCAAGCATTAAGAACTAATGTCGCCGCTCCAACTGGTGGTCTCAATACTCGTGACTCATTATCTCAAATGGAAGCAACTGATGCACCAGAAATGAAAAATTGGTTTCCATCTCAAGGCAAAGTAGTAACAAGAAAAGGTTATTCAGTATATGCAACAGGATTAAATGGTAATGTCGAGACTTTAGCAGAATTAAGAGATGGCACAACTAAAAAATTTATTTGTGCAAATTTAGATGAGATAAACGATGTTACAAATCCTGCTTCAATATCTAATTTAGGATCAGGTTTTACAAATGCTAGATGGCAGACAGTTAATATGAATGGCAACCTATTATTATTTAATGGAGCAGACACACCGCAAGTTTATGACGGATCGACATTAAGCAATTCAACCATACACAGTTCAGGATTAACACCGTCAGAATTAGATGGTTGCAATGTGCATAAAAATAGACTCTATGTTTGGTCAACTGATGATTCTTGTTTTTATTACGGCTCTACAAATGCCATCCAAGGTTCATTTCATAAGTTTGATCTTGCTGGCATAGCTCCTTATGGAGGCAATTTAATTGCAATGGCAACTTGGAATCATGATGGTGGTGACGGTGTTGATGATTATGCCCTTTTCATAATGTCTAGTGGCACTGCCTTATTATATGATGGCTCTAATCCTTCAAGTGCCAATGATTGGAATTTAATTGGTATATATAAAATAGGTGAGCCATTAAGTGTAAGATCAATTGCAAAAGTGGGTGGAGATGTTGCGATAATGACAAGACCTGATTTTGTTTTTTTTTCAGAAGTGTTTAAGAATGGTGGTGCAGTAACTTCTCAAACTAAATTGTCTGGTGCTGCCTTAGACTCTGCCAATGCTTATTCTTCAAATTATGGTTGGGAGGTTGTTTTATATCCAAAAGCTTCAATCGGTGGTTGGTTGTTTTTTAATGTACCAGTGGCAACTAACACAACTTATATCCAATATGGCTTAAATACAATTACAGGAGCAGGATTTGAGTTTTCAAATATGAATGCGAGAACTTGGGGATTATATGATAACAGCTTGTATTTTGGGGAAAATGGATCTATAATGAAAGCAGATGACGGCTTAAGTGACAATGGAAATAATATTCCTTGCACAATACAGGCTGCTTATTCTGATTTAGGTTCTCCACAAGAAAAAGTAGTAAATGAGTTTAGAAATGTAATCAGTGTTGATGGTAATGTTGTTTTAAATACAACAGTCAGTTTTGATTATGGCTCTAGGGCAGTTACTCAAGATGTTAGCAGTGTTTCATCTGGCACCCCTTGGGGTTCTCCTTGGGGTTCGCCTTGGTCTCCTGTAAGTGCAATTAGAAATGAATTAGTTGTGACTTCTGGCGAAGGGGTAGCTTTAGGAATGAAAATTTTCGTTGCCTTAAATGGTCAACAGCTTAGTTGGTATAGAACCGACTATAGTGTAACAGTTAATAATATTTTATAATGGGATTTGGTAAAAGTTTTAAAAAAGCATTAGGAAAAACAATTAGTGCCATACCAGGTGGCGATAAGCTTGCAGAAATAGGCATAACTCCATTAGGATTTGATATTTACGGAATAGGTGAGTCTTCTGTTGATATGATTAACAGACAAAGAAGAAATAAAGGTTTACCAAATGCAACTCCTGAACAAATAACAACAGCAAATTTATTTTCTAAGTTATCACCAGAACAACAAAAAGATTTATTATTAAATAATCCTAATATTGAAGGTCCAGGAGGAATACAAATGTACGACCCCCTAACCAATACGGTGAGAATCGAGGAATCACCTTTCCAACAAGAACAAAGAGGAAGGCAAGAGGCGTTGGCTAAAAGTCTTTCATCTCAACTACAAGGAATACAGCTTCCAGGCACAGACCCATCGGCAAGATTTGAACAAGGAAGGCAGTTATTAGAGCCAGCTTTTACAGAACAAAAAGAGCAATTAGAACAATCTTTAGCAGATAGAGGCATTCCAGCAGGAAGTGAAGCTTATGCAAGAGAATTAGGAAGATTAGAGTCTTCACAAGGTAGGCAATTACAACAATTATCTTTTGAGTCAGTACAAACAGCAGAAGCCCAAAGATCAGCAAGATTTAATGAATTAGCATCTTTACTTGGTCAAGCCCAAGTAGGTGGAGTAGGTTTTGGACAGTTCCAACCTCAATTTAGCGGTTTAGATTTATTCGGTGCAGAACAAGCTGGCTTAAATAGAGCTTTTCAAGCAGACCAAGCAAGGAGAGATAGGAGTGCAACACAAAGAGCTGCTTTAATTGGAGCTTTAGGTAGTTTTGGTAGTTCAGCCGCTTCAGCCGCACCTGGCATAATGGCAGCCATGTCCGACAAAAGGTTGAAAGAAGATATAATTAAGATAGGTGAATCAGAATCTGGTATTAATATATATAAATTTAGCTACAAAGGCAAGCCAAAAGTTTATCAAGGCGTAATTGCTCAAGAAGTGCAAGAAAGCAATCCAGAGGCTATAATTGAAAAAGATGGCTTCTTAGCGGTTAATTATGATTTAATTGATGTTGAATTTAAAGAATATGGCAACAAATAGAGAATTACTACAAAGAGAATTACAAAGAGCAGGACAAATAAGACAGGCTGCTGCAAGTGGAGAGGGTTTTGATCCACGAGGTGGTTATGGAGTATTAGCTGCACAATTAGGAACTGCTGCAATAGGTGCTTTTGCTGAAAAAAAAGCAAGAGACAAGTTAATGGCAGAAAATGAAAGAAGAAAGCAAAAGATGGGCTTGTTATTAGAACAGAAGGGGATTTCATCTGAATTTGCTGATTTATTATCGCCAACAAGTCAAGATGCTTTAGTGCAGCAAATTATTAAATCTGAATTAACTCCACCTACTGCACCAAAATATGATATAAGAGAGAGTGAAGGGGGTTTTGTAAGGATTGACCCACAAACTGGAACAGCAGAACCAATAAAAACTACACAAGGCGAGCAATTAAGAAGTAAGGTAAAAAAACCATTGGTGGAGGTTAAAACTGGAGAGTTAGAAACGGAGGAAAGAAAGCAGTTAGGGAAAGTTTTTGCTAAAAAGTATGAATCAATATCTGATGCAGGAGATCAGGCAAGAAGAGGTATAGAAACTTTAGAAACTTTAAAACAAGCTGTAAGCAATCCAGATGCGGCACAAGGTGCTTTTGCTGATTTACGAGCAGGAAGTAAAAAGGTAGCTGATTTATTTGGTTTTGATGTAGAAGGTTTAGAAGATGATGCTATTATTGCGGCAGTTGGTAATAAACTTGCTTTACAACTTAGAAATCCAAAAGGAGAAGATGGAGGGTTGACAGGTGCAACTTCTGATCGTGATTTAAGATTCTTAGTAGCTGGCGTTCCTAATAGAAATAAAACACAATCTCAAAATCTAGCTTTAATTGAAGTAGGAATGAGGGACAAAGAAAGAACTTTACAGCTAAAAAATCTTGCTGATCAATATTTATCTGAAAAAGGAACTTTTAAAGGATTTGCTAAAGTTAAAAAAGAATTTTACGAAAATAATCCACTATTCCCAGACAAAGAAGACAAAGCTAGAATTAGCGATATGTTAAGAGGTAATGCTCCAAGAATGACCCCAGCAGAGCAACCAGCAACAGGAGGTAGTAATATAATTGATTTTAATGATTTGTAATGCCTGATATAAGATTACCAGATGGAAGAATAATTAAAAATGTGCCAGAAGGTACTACCAAAGAGCAGTTGACACAAAAATTAATCAACAAAGGGTTGTTAAGTGGTCAGGAAAATTTTCTTCAGCAAGATAAACCTTCACAAGTTGCACAACCTCCAGAAGATGATGCTAATATATTTCTTAATTATGGTCAAAAGGCTATAAGGGGTCTATTGCAAGCTGGTCCAGCATTAGGGTCTTTAGCAAGCGGTGCAAGTCAGAGAGTCGCTGAATTAATGGGAAGAGAAGATATTTCAGCATCAATAGGAAAAAGAATTGCGGAAGAAGAGGCGAAATTGACACCAGAAGAGAGAGCGGCAAGGTCTGTTTTTAAGATAGGTGCTGGCTTTTTAGTGCCAGGTGCAACAGTGGCAAAAATTGCAGGAGGATCGGCACTAATGTCAGCATTAGAGCCAACAGAATCAGGTACTAGGGGCGAAGCAGTAAGGCAAATTGCAACAGGTGCAACAGTCGGAGCGGCAACTGGTGGATTGTTAAAAGGTGCAGGAGCAGGAATTTCTAAAGTAAGACAAACATTAAAAACCAAACCAGATACAAGTGCTGGTGCTATTAGAGAATTAGCAAATAAATCTTATAGAGAAGCAGAGGAAAAAGGTGGTGTATTTAAAGGAAAGATAATAAATAAAGTGTTAGATGAGGTAAGTAAATTAAAACCAACTTCTAAAGTTGCAAAAACCTTAGAATCTAAATCACCTATTAATAGTATATCTAAAGAATTAGAAAAGTTTAGAGATCAAAATCTTAATTTAGATGATATGCAAGCATTAGATGAATATTTTGGAAAAATTGTTGACAATGCAACAGAGTTAGGAAGGGTAAAGAAAGAAGGGTTACCAGTTGCAAAACTACAAACAAAATTGAGAGATATTTTAGATAAAGCAGGAAAAGATGATATTGTCGGTGGATCAGAGGGTTTAGAAGCATTAAAGAGAGGTAGAAATCTATGGTCAAGATCATCTAAACTAAGAGATGTTGAAGCTATTATCAATAGAGCTGCATTATCCCCAAACGAAGCAACAGCTATAAAAACAGGGTTCAGAACTCTTGCGAGCAATCCAAATAGATTAAGAGGTTTTACACCACAAGAACAAAAACTTATAAAAGATGCGGCTAAATCAGGCATAGCTTCAGATACCTTAAGAACATTAGGAAGCCGACTATTACCAATAGGAACAGCAGTTTCAGGCGGTGGAATAGGTGCGACAGTTGGAGCTAAAGCAGCATCAGATATTTCAAGAAGTGCGGCGGCTAGGGTTCAAGCTGGTAGAGCTTCAAAAGTAGAAAAAGAAATAATACAATCAGTATTTCCAGAGGTTTATAAATTAAAACCAATTTTAAGAAAAGAGGTTACAGAAAATCTAATAAAAGCAGGGGCTTTATTAGGTACGCAACAAGCAATTAATTAAATTATGCCAAAAGGATTATACGCAAACATACACGCAAAAAGAAAAAGAATAAAAGCTGGTAGTGGTGAAAAAATGAGAACACCTGGAAGTAAAGGCGCACCAACAGCAAAAGCATTCAAACAAGCTAAAAAAACAGCTAAACCATATAAAAAGAAATGAAAAAGAAATCAGTTAATTTATCAATAGGCAGAGGCGAAAAATCCAAAAAAGGAGGATTGACAGCTAAAGGTAGAGCTAAATACAACAAAGCAACTGGAAGTAATTTAAAAGCACCTGTTACTGCTAAACAAGCAAGTAAAAGTAAAACAGCAGCGGCAAGAAGAAAATCTTTTTGTGCTAGAATGTCAGGAGTAAAAGGTTCTACCTCTAAAAATGGTAAATTAACCAGAAAAGGATTAGCATTGAAGAGATGGGATTGTAATTGACTTTTAAACTAATTTTACATAACCTAGAAAATAAATTATAAAATTATGCCAAGAAACGGATCAGGAACATTTAATAGAATTTACGACTGGACAACAGACCAAGCTAACGGAATAAACTGTGAAGCTGATAGAATGGATGAGGAATTTGATGGAATAGCAACAGGTTTATCAAACTCAATAGCAAAAGATGGTCAAACAACCATTACCGCAAACATTCCTTTTAATAGCAAAAAAATAACAGGTTTAGCCAATGGCTCAGCAAGAACAGATTCTATTGCTTTAGGTCAGGTTCAAGATAACTCATACGGAACTTTAGGAACTCTTGGAGGTTCGGCAGATACTTATACAGCTAGCCCATCCCCTGCTATTACAGCTTATGCGA